GTCTCTTTTAGTTTAGTTAACCCAGCACCGATATTGGCAAATGTAGATTTAGTTTGATCGACTGCTTTAATGATTAAATCAAATGATGCCATCATTATTCCTTTAAAAAAGCGGCATTAGTTACCGCTTGCTTGTTTTGATTGTTCGTTCAAAAACCTAAAATACACTTGCCAACCTGCCAGTTCAACTGTGCTCATTGTTGTGACGATTTCTTCTACACTCTTTCCTAGTTCTGCTGCTATTTTAAATAGAAAGAGTGTTTCAAAATCGTCGCTTAGTTTTTTAAGTCTTCACCAATCTGTGCGGCACGTTCTGGATCATTCATATCTGTTACGATACGCATAATAACAGTCGGGTCGCACTCTCTCATTAATTCTGTTTTGTCTGCTCGCACAAATAATGCTTTGCCATCGACATCTAGACTACGCATAATTAAAGTTTCAACAAGTGCTTCCACTGTTTTACCTTGACTCTGCAACTCAACAATCTTGCTTTCTTGTTGGAAAGTAGTTGCTGGTTTGTAATAAACTTTTAGATCCCATTCAGGTACCAGTACTGGGCCTTGTAGGCCTTGTGCTAGAATAGTTTGAAAGTGGCTCTTTGCTTTGCTAATGGCTGACATAATATATTTCCTTGTAACGTGGGGGCGTCTTTGTGACAGTGTATTTAGTTATATGTTTATTTTACAGAAAGCAAAAAGCAGTTATTGGTATCACGGGTAATGCTTACGGTCAAACTTGTTAACAATTGTTTGTATTGTTTGTTCAACATAATGTGCTGGTGCTTGCTTACTATGTCCTGCATTAAGCGGCTCGATATAAGGCACATTATTCTGTAATATCACGCCTGTTTCGCCTGCTTTATAAGGGATATTCTGCCAGTTTCGTGCAGCATTGCCGGTCTTTTTAGGAGTCGCTGCCGCTAATGCTGATCTTGTCTCTCGTGCAAAGTCATTAACTGCCTGTTGTGATTGATTCTTTAAATCTTGAATTGCCTGTTGCCACGTTGTCATATTATTTCCTTAAAAGAATAGGCCCCGAAGAGCCTATTTGATTTTGTTAATCCGACTTAATTAATTAAGTACGAACAACAGGACCAGTACCTTGATAGGTAACACTTGCTTCGACCAAACCATTATAAGTGGCTTTAGTGTTTACGCCTGTGATTACGATATCGCCGGTTAATGTACCAGTAATTGCGGCTGCGCCTTCTGCGTACACTGTGATAGATAGTGCTGAACCAACAGTCACGATATCTTGACCTGCATCTTCTGCATCAAAAAGAATATCTAGTGTACCAGACCAATCTTTAAGTGCAGTGCGATATACTTTGTATTGATCGCCCATTGAAGTAGCTTCTAATTGATCTACTTTCTCATCTAGAGTCCATCCGCGGATGTGACCGACTGCTGTTAGTGTACCTGCTGCTGTCTTAACTTTCACTACGCCGTCTTTGCCTAATTGTGTTGCCATTTTAATTTCCTTTGTTAGTTGCTATAACTATAATCTACTTCAACCTTCAGGGTTGACTGTCCGTAAGGCTGTGAACCTTGTTGAGGTTGGATCTGTATTTCTCTGACTATTAAATCAGTTGCAACACCACCCAATTTACGATCTATTACTAACGCTGCTTCTATATCAGCAAACAATTTATTACGCTTACTATCTTGGTACGGGTTTCGAGTCCATACAGTTATATTAAAAGTAATCTGTGCTGCAATAAAATAAAGAGGACTACTAGACGCAATAACTTCTCTAGTCTCATCTGCACTTTCAATCAGTGCACAAGGAAACTGTGGAGCAGCCAAGTTCTCTACTAGTACCGGATCACGTGACACGTAACCAAGTGCAGGTATTGACTTTAACTGAGCCAGAATCTTTTGTGTAATCTGTTCTCTCATATTAGCGATACAATCTATTTGTTAAACTAGGGAATTCTTCAGCGTGTGATATGTTGCCGTCTTTATTCAAGTCGTACTGCACACCGCCACTAAGTTGTAAATCCATTTCTTCATCGTAACGTGCATCAAAAAACTCTGCGGCCTTTTGAAATGCGTCACCTTCGACACGGAAGTTACTTAACTTTGGTAGCACGTATGCATACAGCGCACGATACACTACTGCTTTATTCCACTGAGTTGCGACTAATAGTTCAGGATTAAAGAAAGGTTGTGTGAACATTCCTCGAGTCCGTAATGATCCGAATTCAACAAAGAACCACTTAGTCTTAATCATCAAAAGTACATCTTCTTGAGCGGATGCTAGTTCGTCTGACCAATCACTAATGCCGAACTCTAGTGCCTGTGGGTAATATTTTGTTAGATCTGAATTATTCGCAATTATCATTATTTTTTCCTAAACGGGAGCAAGTAGTCTTACTCCCTTTATCTAACTTAGATGGTAGAATCTGAAGTCAATTTAACACCGAAGCTAGCTTGTAGGATAGCCTGACCAGTTACGGCAGATACCATCAAGTCAGTTGCACGGTTTTGTGCTTGACGAGTTGCTTCGTAAGTTAAAGTACCACGCATAGCGGAACCAATAGCACCACTGTGGAATACCGCACCGATAGAATCAGTACCAGAAGCTGCAACTAGTGAAGATTCAAATACTTGGATACCGGAGATAGTACCGATGTAACCGGAAGTCAATACTTGGTTACCAGCGTTGCTTAGAGCAGGCAATGAACTTGCACCAGCACCGGACAATTCACGCTTAACATTGTAAGCAGCCAATGGGGAGATCACAGCGTAGAAAGGACCAGTCAAGCGACGGTTACGTAGTGTAGCAGCGGCCTTTAGCAAGTGAGCAACAGTTAGTTCTTGACCAGCGCCAGGACCGACTTCGTCGAATGCAGAGAACAAAGCGAACACGTCAGCGTCCATCTTTTCAGCAATAGCCATACCAGTTTGTGCACCTAGGGTAGCAGCAACGTTGGAGTAAGAACTATCACGTAACATATCAGTGATCTGAGCGTAAACGCCGATCTCGCCTAATGTGATTAGAGCCTGAGTTGTATCTGTGTTAGTTGCACTAGCGGCAGTGCCTTCAGTTAACGAAGTTGCACTTACGCGAGCCCATACAGGAACTTGGAGTACTTTACCAGCGTTAACTGGGGCGTCAAAAACAGTTACGATTTGACGAGCGACTGAACTTTCATAAGCAGCCATTTGAGCCTCAACTACCAAATTGGCAAAGAGTTCTGAGTTTAATGTTGTATTTTGTGACATTATATTTTCTTTTCTATTCTATTATTTTGCTGATCGCATCTTACGGTAAATTTCCCGATGTTCGGGTTTACGCATATCTAAAGACGATACATCAACGTTTCCTATACCTGCCTCTTGGCCGGCATTACGTGCACCTGAGCCTGCAGAGTTCGCTTGCACAAAGTATGGATTCTCTTTCAAGAATTCATCTACTAAGTCACTAATACCAAGGGGCTTTGCTTTATCAGCACTAAACCTTGTTTGGCCATTAGAATCTAGTACTTCGACTTGACCATCTTGCGCCAACTTTAGTTGATTACGCAATAGGGCTGCTACTTTATCTGGGGCAACTGCTTTGCGAGAACTTGCCTCGGAAATAAGTGCGCCGTCAATTTTGATAGTCTCTAGTTCTTTTTGCAATGCGGAAATCTTAAGATCCGATGCTGTCTTAACTTGACCTAGTACTTTATCGAATTCGAGTCTTTTGAGAGATGCTTCAGTATCCTGTTGCTCTTTCATATTCTTCAAATCTTGATATTCAGTAACATCAATTCCTTGATATTTCTTTTCTAGTTGGCTAAGACGTTTTGTAACAATTGCATTAACTTCATCTTGCGAAAAAGACTTGCTATTGTCGGCCGAGGTTTGTGTAGTTGTTGCAGTATTCGCTTGAGCAGAGTTCTCGTTACTTGCTGGCGCTGCACTAATGTTTTCAGTCATTATACTGTTTATTCCTAATTGATTAATGTGGGATAGTCCCACAGTTGTATATTTAATGAATCACTCGTCAGAATCGTCGTCCTGTTCAAACCGGCGTGCTAATAACAACAAGACAAGCCTGTATAATGCACGCTTGCCTTGTTGTGATATTATCATAATTAATTCTTAGTGTTATCTATGTTGCTTGGGTCAACTGCATCCAGTGTGCCATCATCGCTGTCGACGTCAGCTGGTTCTTTCATATCTGCTGCAATATCCGTTGCCTGCTGGGCTGCTTCGATTGCTGCGATATCTGCAATAGTGCCACCTGCAAGTAATACTTCATATTGCATATCCAAGTCAGCGCATACTGCTTCGATATCGTTGTCATCGGATAGGGTAAGATTGACAATTGCCTTCTTTGCTTCTAATCTGAATAGTGCATTGTCGATCAACTCTAATCCAGATTTAAGCATATCTAGTTCACGTTGACTGTCACGGATAGAGAAACTGTCTTCATACTCGACTTCAAAGTCTTCTGGCGTTTCTTGACCTTGCCAATCGAACCATAAGTCCCATATCTTGTATTCAATCTTTTCTAAGTTGCTGGCCTTATCGGCAAGACGCGTATTCAACAATAGGAATTCTGCTTCTAGTGCAACACCACTTAGCATTGCCTTGGTGCCGCGTACACTAGACAATGAACTCATCTTGTCAATACAACCCACGTGGTACTCGATTGCCTTGATAATGCTGTCCACAGTTGCTGAGGTAGGCTGCAAAAGATATGGTTTTAGGGCCGGGTCCATATTGTCTGGCATATTAATAACTGCGCCAGCACCTGCTGCTGCATCTACATCACCTGGCTTAACTAAACTTGGGTGGCTGCTGATACGAATGTTCTGCTCTAACTCACTGCACAAG